CGTCTCTAAACTGTTGTGATATAATTTTTAAACCCATATTTTTTATATTTTAAACCATCATTGGTTGTATTGGTGATATGTTTGAGTTTTGGTAATTACCAAAACCACCTTTGTATCCTTCACTAATTGATGCCACACGACTACCTATCATGTCTCTTGCAGCGTACATTTGATCCCAAGTTAAAACTTTTCCATCATCTGATATTAATTTTATTGTTCCTCCGTGTGTGATTGAATTTGAACCTGAACCTGAACCTGTTCCAGCTCTTTCAGCTGCGGCTTGATCCATAATTTTAACTAAATCACCTTTTGCGTAACTACCTTTATATAATTGACCGTTTTTAGCTATAGTAATTTCACCATCGTTAAACGCACCCATTTCTCTAGCCCCATTAGCTAAGTCAATACCAGCTGATACAGCTGAACCAACACCTGGCGCAAATATATTACCAACATTTGCAGCCCCAGAAGCTAAATTTAAACCAACACCAGCCCAGTCACCCTCCATGGCATCATTAATAGCAAATCCAACACTAGCTAAAGCCCCAAGAACTGGTATTCTTTTTAACATTTGACCAGCACCTAATTTCATAGCACCTTTACCTAATGTGCTTTTATTTGCTAAAGCCATAGACATTAGACCTTTTGGTATGTTTTTAGCCCCCATAAACGCTTTACCATACATACCAGCACCCTGTAAGAATGAACCTCCATTATCTGGCGCCATACCTGGTAATGACGATCCTTTATATAATTGAGGTATCACACCTGTTTTGTCATTAGCTATTGCGCTTTGTTGTAAACCAAGACCAGCGTTTTTCATTTTAGTTCCACCCAAAAAGTCTGGTATTGCATCACCAACAATTTCAAGTAATTTACCTAAAGCCATTTGGACGTATGGTTTTACAACCTCAAAAAGTTTAATAACTAAAGTTCCGATCGTCCCAGTAATTTTATCCATAAATGAACCATCACCAGACCATATTTTAGTTATTGCTGAAACGATATCTGTTGCCACATCTAAAATACTTTGGAATATTCCAGATATCGCCCCTTTGTTATTTAATAATTTTTCGATAGCTGGAAATATTACCTGAGCTAATGATGTACCTAACTCCTCAACTTTACTTAAAAAGTTTTCAAAATCCATATTTGCAAAGATTTTATTAAAAACATTTGTAAAACCAAGTGTAAATCGATTTATAATATTTTCTAATCTTTCCATTAAATTCATACGACCTTCAGCCGCTAAATCGTTTTTCTTTCTATTATCTAAAATGGCTTTTAATTGGTTTTTATCCGTAATATTTTCAAGTAGTTTTGTTGTACCATCAGACATTTGGATTTCATACTTACCATTTTTATTCATTTTCATTAATGAAGCTAAAGCTGGTTTATCTTCTTCAGATATACCCATCATACTAAAACCAGATTTACTTAAAGCAACCATTTTATCAGTAATCTTAGCTTGTTCAAGCGCTGATTTAGTTGCCATTTCATAATCTTGACCCAAAGTTTCAGCAGCCATTTTTAGCATTTTCCTATCGGCTGGTGGAATAAAGAAATTACCCATTTTATCTTTAGCCACAACACCTTCTAAAGTTTTAGCAAATTTTTCAGCTAGTGCTGTTGGGTCATTCATTGATTCGAATGCTAATTGCATTGGGTCGCCAAAACTTTGTGCGAATTTACCGCCTAATAATTGCATTTTGGCTGAAGCCTCAACAGCTTTTTCTGGGTCAAAGAATGCGTCTGTAAACGCTTTTGTTGATCCAACAATATCAAATCTAATAGCTTGAGCTTTTGCGGCTATTTTTGTTAAATTATCTAAACCTTTAGCAAAACCAACACCACTTAAACTTTCAACTAAGCCTCTATATGATTTTAAAACATCAGTGACATTAACATTATATCTAGCAGCGATATTTCTAGCTTTATCTGTTAATTTAACAGTTTTACCTAATGAAATACCAATATTTTCAAAGCTAGCGGCCATTTCAGCGGCTCCATCAACACCTAAACCAGTACCTTTACCTAATTCAACAATAGCGGCAATCTCATCAGCGTTAAACGCCATGTTTTTACCAGTCATTGAACTGAATTGTCTGTAGATGCTGATAACATCTTCCATTGAACCACCGAACTTCATCGCAGCTAATGTCATACCCACAATGTTATTCATTAGGTTTTTAGATTGCGCTGCGGTCATACCAATATCAGCGGCTAAATTACCGACAAGGCTTTGGGTTTTTAAGAATAATTCAAAACCTTTTTTAAACGGTGCTACAATCCAACTTAATAAAACAGAACCCACTTTCATTAAACCAGATATAATACCACCTATTATTGGAATAACACTACCTAAAGCACCGAGAGCATCAGCAATACCACCACCAATACTACCTAATTTACCTAATACTGGTGTGGCTTTCTTCATCATTTTTAATGATTCATTATTTTTTAAATATTTTAATTTAATAAGGTCGTATTCTTTGGTTAAAACTTTAATATCTTGTGGACTAGTTCTAGAATCTTTTATCTTAGCTTCAATTTTTGCTAATTGTCTTTCAGTTACTAATTGCTCTTTTTTCATTTGAGCAATTTTTTTAGTGTGTTCAGACATTTTTCTCATGGTGCTAGCCATTCTCTCGGTTACTTTTTGACCTTTGTAATCAGCTTTCCACATGTTCTTTCTAACCTTGGCCATATTTTCAGATTGCTCCAATAACTCATTTTGGATACTACTGAATCTTTCAGCAGAAATAACGCCTTTATCCAACGCTTCTTGAAGAGCGCCAGTACTACTAAGAAAACCTTTAAATAAATCGCCTTGAGCCATTATATGAATTTAATAACTATAAACTTTTGGGTGTTAGTTACTGTCTTTACACCGTATGTGTCTTTATTTTTTAGTACCTCATTAAAAAAAGCATTAACGTTAGAATTTGGTGATTTATATTTTTTAACATTAATAGATTTTAATTTAGATAATGAATCATCAATAAATTCAACTTGGACTATTTCACTTTTTTGTAAAACTAAAGTATTGTTTCTACCGCCTTTAAAAACAGGTTTTGAATAACCGAATACTGGTTTTCCACTACTATTTAAATCATCGGTTAATTCGTATTTTTTAACCAATATTAAAATTGGTTGAACTAGTTTTTCAAATTGACTTGGTAACGCTATATAATTGCCAGATGAGTCTGAACTAGAATCGGAACTAGAATATGTTGTACCATCATCACCGAAGCCACCTAATATATCTCTGGCAATCCTTTCAGCTGAATCAGATGATTTTTTACCCGCTCTAATTGTTTTTACGGTATCAATATCTAAAGTGTTTTCGGTTATATTAAAATCATTGTTTTCAATCATTTTAATACGTTCTATTATTTTCTCAATCGACATAATTTTATCTTTTATATAAATACCTTTAAATTAAAAAACCCACGTGAAAATCGTGGGTTTTATTTTATTTACGTTTATTACTAATTTTTGCGGCTTCTCTTTCTCTATGTTCTTTTACTTTATTGTTTTCCTCCATTAAAATATCAATAAAAGCTCTCCTCTCAAATACTGGCATATGTAAAACATCCCCATATGAAAAATTACCATGTTTTATAAGAATGTAAAACTCATAAAGTACATCTTTCTTATAGGTCAAGGAAGGGCCAAAGAAATTTTGTGGTAATTGGAAGTTCACCAAAAAAAAATTCACCACTAGGTGCTTCAATTGATACGTTCAGGTCTAAACCAGGCTCGTTGTCATTGACATACTTTCTAAGAGAACCAGAATCCATTACACTCATATTATCAACAAATTGTTGGATTTGACCACGATCTCTAAGACCATCAATTTCTGTAATTTGAGCGGCTAATCTCATAGTCATTAATTGTGAGATAGCGTTTTGACCCATTTTTTTACGTCTAGCCTCATCTTCTCTCACTAACTTTTCATCTTCTTCAGCTGTTAGGTATTTGAATTTAATTTTATTCTTACCCTTTGGTAAAACAAACCCACATTCACCATTTTCATCTGGCTCTAAAGTTATTTCTTTAGGTTGGAACTGACTAATATCAATTTCCGCTTCAAATGGTTTACCAGTTTTTGGGTCTGTAACCTCAACGGTATACATTTCACCATACCCAGTTGATCTCAAAAAGAATAGAATCGCATTTTTATCACCAGATAGCAACTGACTAGCTTTAATTTCCTGGTCAATGACTTTTCTATCTAATAAAACATCAATAACCTTACCATTTTGAAGTAAGTTTGGTGATGTTAAGATATTCTCATCAGCGGCTGTTAAATAAGCAACTTTAACTGTTGATTTTTTATTTTTGTAGAACTTACCTTGTGAAGGTAGTGCAATCACATCATGTGCTGGTTCCATCATTGTATCCATATTATTGTCTTTTAAAGTTAATTATAATCTATATTTAAATAGTGTAAACTATATTTTTTATTTTTTTTACCGTTTAGTCTATTTTTAACGGTAACTGTACACACAATACTAAGTACTTATTATTACAAGTAAATGCAAATGGCTAAAAAAAAGAGTAAAACTGGTAAAATGTTGGGTGAGATGAATGGTACATCTAATTTAGAAGTAAAATTTTCAGCAATATTAGACGAGATGAAAATTAACTACGAGCAACATTATATGTTTAAAGGTAAGGAATTTGACTTCCTGTTAATAAAATACAATATATTGGTTGAAACCCATGGGTGTTTTTATCATTGCTGTAAGACACATAATCCGACACCAAAATATAAAATACAAAAAAACAATCTTAAAAACGATCAACATAAACTTAAACTGGTTAAGTTTGATAAATACTACAATCTATTGATTGTTTGGGAGCATGAATTGAAAAACCAAGTACTATTGACCGAAAAAATAAATAACTTTATTACAAAGTACGGTCTAATATACGGTTAAAAAAAAAGACCCGATTGCTGTTCTTATGGTAAGCAAATCGGGTACTGTCATTCTTTTTAAAATTAATAAATTAGTAAACCAAAATACATCTATCCATTCTAATGGTAGCTGTAATCTCTGCGATATCTTCAGCGCTGTAATCTAATGAACCAAAGTCAACATTAGTTAACATTGAACCCTGAAGAATCCATTTTTCAACTACAACACCTGTTGGATCTAACATTTCCAATTCAATGTCTTTTTTATAACCAGCGGCATAACCCATACGACCAGTTACTGACTCAGCATGTAAACGAACCCATTCCATTAACGCTTGTGCAGCTGAAGGGCCGATAGGATCTTTAAAGGTAACGTCAATAGCATCCCAAGTAAATCTACCAGCAACCCATGTTGAAGTATTTAAGAACGGAATCTCAACCTCACCAATTGCAATTTTAGGTCTTGAAGCTGTTATAACAAACCATTCGTTGATACCTAACGAACTAGGGAATCTTAAAATAAACCTGTTCTGCTTTTTTGGTTCGTAAGGAACAGGCATTTTCATTAATAAGTTAGCCATAATTTTCTATTTTTTTTATGTGTTTTATTTCTTTATATAAATATCTAGCAAAATCGCTTTGTTCAATGCTTTATATTTTTTATTTTTGTTTTCTATAAATAGTCTCAAAAAAATATTTTTTTCAAAATACTTGACTTTGTGGTTTTTTTTCGTTACTTTTGAACAGGCAAGTGAAAAAGGGACCATCAGGAACAATAAATGAGACATTAAATAATACATAATAAATAATTAACTAATATATTATATAATGGACCTTTAAGAATAATGGACCATTAAGAATATAGCAAATTTCATGCAATAAAAAAAGTCCCGATTTCTCAGGACTTTCTTTTTTATCTCATTTTATTTTCTTATAGACTATCAAAAGATACGCTTGTTGGTGTTACAACGAACTCTAATTCGATGAATTCTAATGTTGGGGTTGGTTTAACGAATATTTTACCTCTTAAAGTATTTCTGTCGCTATCTTCAACATCATTTACCAATGAAACTCTAAAGTCTGTTAAACCTCTTTCTTTTCTGATATTATCCAAGATTGGATTTACCAATGATAAGAATTGACTTCTAACTTGTGCATCATTTGGATCGAACAATAATCTGTTAGCAACGGCAACAATTAATTTTCTTGCTTGTAACAATAATCTTCTAATATTCAATCTGTTCATTGCACTATCTCTAACTTGTAAGTTTCTATTACCCCAGATAACCGTTCCTACATCAGAGAATGTAGCAATAGGGTTAATTCTACCTGGATATAATGTATCTCTACTTTCTTGATCTAATGGAATACGTGCTCTAATACAATTTACAATACCTCTTGTGTAACCCGCTGTTGCGAACCAAGGATGTGCTACATTATCCGTAAACGCTAAGTTTCTAACAACTTCTGCCGTTGGTGGGATAAATAAGTTTGCATTATTCTCAACGTCTGAAATTTGGATCCATGGATAGTATACCGCAGTATAGTTTGAATCAATTTCAGTTGAATCTAATAAATCAATAATATCACCAGGGTAGTACCACTCATCAGTGTTAGCCGCATTGGTATTACCAATCAACTTAATATCAGGTAATGTTGGTAAGTAAATTGAATCGAATCTCTTCTCTTCAACAATCTCAATTGTATCTCTAACCAACTCAGTGTTATTGATGATATCAATACCTGGGGTTGCTAAGATGTTAATTGATGTTTGTTCTGGGTTTTCATATGTTTTAATACCATACAATGTAGCGTAGTAATCTGAAGTACCAAAAGTCTCAGAGTACTCAACACTTGTAAAAGTATCGAAACCAGATCTAACGAAACCATTTCTACCTATTTTGTAATCATCAGTATTTGTTCTTTGCTCTCTATAGATATCCCAACCATCAAATCCACCAGAGAATAAAGCTGTGAACTTTCTAGTTCTGATGTCATAGTAAGGGTGAGAAGGGGTAGATGCAATCACAGTTGGATCGGTAAAGCTACCAGAACCAGTTGAGAAAACAACATTACCATTGGCATCAACAATTGAACTTGCATTGATATCCATGTGGAAACCTTTAGTTTTAGTTGACCAATCAACACCATCATTATATGCGTTATCACCTGTTAATGAAACTTTACCTTTAAACTTCAATAAATCAGCGTCAAAACCATATTCGTTATCAGTGAATCCTAAGTAAACTTTCTTAATTTTATCACCGTTTGAATAAATTGGTAATGCGTATGGTGGGTTAACAATTAATTCACCAGCTGAATAGTATTTTGTTTTGTATGGTAATTCAATTACACCACAATAATCGGATTCAGTTAATCCAGTTCCGTATGATCTAAATTCATAACCTTCGAAACCAGCTGGAACCCCGTCTTTTGGTGCTTTTTCAGCAACATCAACAACAACATATGAACTAACTAAAGGATATTTGTTGTCAATAGTACCTATTTTTCTACCGATATAATTATCTAATGTCTCATCCATTGATAAACCTAAGAATCTTTCTAAGATAACAGGAGATTTATCTGAATCACCAAATGATCTGATGTACAAATCAAATGTTTTCTTATCCAAGTCAACATTTGCAATAGATGTTTTAATTTCCGTGTTAGCGTTACCACCATCAGAGATAGAAATCAATCTAAATAATCTTTGTGGTAAACCACCTCTTAATTCAGAAACAAAGAATGGTGTTACTGGTGATTGGAATTGGAATTTGAAGTGATCCCAGTTATTAATTGGTAATACTTCGTAATGTAATCCTTTAATCTCACCAAAAGCCCAACCCTTTTTAAGTGTTGAATCAAAAACTTCCTCAGCAAATAAATAAGTGTCTTTATCGTAAGCCCCAGTACCTAATACATTTTTAATATAGTTT